ACAAAGACTTTGTAATACAACCAGTAGAGTTTATTCATGCTAACAACATAGGATACTTAGAAGGTAATGTAATTAAGTATGTATGTAGATGGAAGAACAAAAACGGATTAGAAGATTTAGATAAAGCAATACATTATCTAGAATTATTAAAGGAATTATATCATGACTCAATTTGAACAACCTAAATTTAATTCTAAATCTAATACTAAAAAGTATGAAGATAACTATGATAGGATCTTTAAAAAGAAAACGAAAGATACTAAAAAGGTGGAGAAGAAATAATGGCATTAACGTTTTCAGAGCTTATAGAAGAGCTTTATAATGTTGACGAAATAACTCTGTTAGAAGTATTAGGCATTACATCAGAGGAACTAGTTAATAAATTTATAGATAAGGTCGAGGAGCATCAAGAAGATCTCCGAGAATTAATAGAAGATACTAAAGAAGGGTTTGATTTTTATGACTACGACGATAAGGAATGAGTTACCTACACTATACCAACAAGTAATACATTCATCAAGATACGCAAGATATATACCAGAAAAAAATAGAAGAGAAACATGGGAAGAAACAGTTGACAGACTAGTAACTTACCTAAAAACTAAAACACCTACACTAGAAAAAGACATTGAAGAACTGCGTGAAGCAGTACTTAAACTAGAAGTAATGCCTTCAATGAGGCTATTAATGACAGCTGGTGAGGCATGTGAACGAGACAATATAGCAGCATATAACTGTAGTTATCTAGCTGTAAATAATAAACGTGCTTTTAGTGAAGCACTATATATCTTAATGAATGGTACAGGTGTAGGATTTTCTTGTGAACGACAAGATATTAATAAACTACCTAGTGTACCTAATGAAATTATTTTATGTGATGATGTCATAGTCGTAGAAGACAGCAAGTTAGGATGGGCTAAAGCCTTTAAGAAACTCATCTCTCATTTATATGAAGGTGATATACCTAACTTTGATTTTTCTAAGGTAAGACCTGCAGGCTCTAGACTCAAGACCTTTGGAGGAAGAGCAAGTGGACCTGACCCATTGAAAAAACTATTTGATTTTGTAATAGAAACTTTCAAGCAGGCAGAAGGACGTAAGCTATCTTCGATCGAAGTGCATGACATCATGTGTATGATAGGACAGATCGTTGTAGTAGGTGGAGTACGACGATCTGCTCTTATCTCTTTATCTAACTTAACTGATCGCAGAATGCGAGAAGCTAAAATGGGAGCATGGTATAATGACAATCCGCACAGAGGTCTTGCAAATAACTCCGTTGCCTACACAGAAACACCTGACAGTGAGACTTTCATGGAAGAATGGTTATCTCTGGTCAAGTCTAAATCAGGTGAGCGAGGAATCTTTAATAGAGTTGCTGCACAAAATCAAGCCGCTAAGTGGGGACGAAGAGATCCAAATCTTAGCTACGGAACGAACCCTTGTTCAGAGATTATCCTACGTGATAAACAATTCTGTAACCTTACAGAAGTTGTTGTCAGGGCAGGAGATACAGAAGAGTCATTAAAACGTAAGATTAAACTAGCTACCTTACTAGGTACAATACAATCTACAATGACAGATTTTAAATTCTTATCTGCTGAATGGACACAGAATACAGAAGAAGAAAGATTACTTGGTGTATCCTTAACAGGTATTATGGATGCTAAGATAACTGCTAATCCTGATCCTAAACTGTTAGAAAGACTAAGAGATGAGGCTAGAAAAACAAATGAAAAGTATGCTGAGATACTTAATATACCTGTATCAGCAAGTATTACTTGCGTTAAACCTAGTGGTACAGTATCTCAGTTGGTTGACTCTGCTAGTGGCATTCATGCTCGTCATAATGCTCAGTATATACGGACTATTCGTATGGATAAAAAAGATCCTATTACTGATTTTCTTATAGAAGCAGGAGTCAAACATGAAGATTGTCAGATGAATCCAAGGTCTACATCTATATTTAGTTTTCCTATTAGAGCACCTAAAGGTGCGATAACAAGAAATGATAAGTCAGCTATAGAACAATTAGAACTATGGTTAACATATCAAAGACATTGGTGTGAACACAAACCTTCAGTAACTATATCAGTAAAAGATAAAGAGTGGGTTGAAGTAGGTTCATGGGTATGGAAACATTTTGATGAGATCAGTGGAGTATCTTTCTTACCTCATTCAGATCATACATATCCTCAAGCACCTTATCAAGATGCCTCAGTTGATCAAGTAACTGAGTTAGAAAAAGTGACTCCTACAGTGTTGGATTGGAGTTTGTTTATAGAACAAGATGACAACACAACAGGTGCACAAGAACTTGCGTGTTCATCAGGAAGCTGTGAAATTATATGATAGCTACATTACAACCTATATGTGGAGTTCAAATAGGTATAGAGTTTACAGAAGCAGAAGTAAATGATCAAACAATTAGTTACTGTCTAATTGATTTATTAATATTAAGAATACAAATAGCATGGTTTAAAGAATGAAAGTGTGTGTTGTAGGCAGCAGAAGCCTTGATTCTGCAGATAAAGTATTACCTATCATTGACAAGTTTATTAAAGAGCTCCCTTCCTCTTCTGTAACTTTCTTGATAGGTAGTGCTAAAGGTGTTGATCCTCTATCAAAACATTATGCCCAATCCCATGGGCATGATGTGGTAGAGTTTTTACCCTACCATTTACTAGATAGCTCATCTGAGTTTAATAGTAAATACTTCTTTATACGTACTAAACAGATGATTGACAATGCTGATAGAGTTCTAGCAATCTGGGATACTAAAAGCAAAGGCACTCACTATGCAATTAAATATACCCAGAAGCTAGAAAAACCTATTATGATTATTAAAGTACCTAAATGACTAAAATCTATACAAAATCAGGAGACAATGGAGAAACAGGATTAGTCACTGGAGAACGTATTAGTAAATCTTCTATTAGAATTGACAGCATAGGCAGTATAGATGAGCTTAATTCTTTTATAGGACTATCTTTAACAGAAGAGATACCTAAAATTATACGTGATGTATTACATGTAATACAACATAACTTATTTGATATAGGTAGTGAACTAGCTAGTCCAGGACACAATACAATAAAAGAAGAGAAAGTTAAATACTTAGAAAGATCTATTGATGATCTAACTAGTAGACTTGCTATACTACGAGAGTTTATATTACCAGGTGGCTGCAAAGCCGCAGCTCAAATACATGTAGCTAGAGCTATGTGTCGTAAAGCAGAGCGTACTTGTATAGCTTTAGGTAATGTAAACCCTACAACTTTACGTTATTTAAATAGATTATCTGATTTATTATTTACTATAGCACGTTATCTTAATGCTGCAGTAGGTGTTGATCATGTATATTGGAAGAAAGATGCTTCTTGATTATGTATTAGTTATTATGTTTGATGTTAGTAGAGAGATTACACCCCCACAATACGTAGGACACTTTGCTAGTTGTGAGTCTGCGTTTCAATATGCTGCTCGTCACTATCCAAAGAATGATTGGTCTTGTCTTCACGAAAATTATATTTATCTTCCCAAAGATCTAGTAAAGAAATACTACTACCCAGACTCCATAGATTAATCGGATACATTATTCACCAGCTAATGCTTTAGAAGTTGCTTCCATTCTAGATTTAATACCAGAACGATTTCTTTTTTCAGCATTACGATACTCATCATTATCAAGAAACTCTTTTGCAGCTTCTTTAAATTTACCTTGATTAATCAATTCTATTGTTTTAGGACTACCTGATAATGAACCTCTATACCAAGAAGATACAATATTTTTTCTTAAGTTTTCACTAAGATTATTAAACTTAGGTATAGCTTTCATAATAGCTGGTATACGTTTTTGAATATCTTTATCTAATAAAACATCTGCTTCTTCTCTTGTAATAGTTTGACCTGGTTTAACATCTTCTCCATAATGACCATACCCTATTGTAAGTTCTTTTTCATCTTCAGTAGCTTTTTTAGCTTCAGGAAAAAAGTCACCTTCCCAGCTAAGTATATAGTTTTTATAAATATCATCAGAAGCTCCTGCTTCTACATCTTTACCTACATTACCTATAGGTACATCATCAGATTCTAATACAATACTCTGTGGTTTGTCTTCAAAGAAAGGACTTTGTCCTTCTTTAATACGTTGTTTACCATGAGCTACAGCTTTTTCATATGCAGAATCTAAAGGTTTATTTTCTTTAATAGAAGCTATCTCTTCATTACTAAGACCAGGTACTAGTAAAGGCATAAGAACTTTCTTACCATCTATATCAACATCAATAGATTGTTCAGTCATAGTATAACCTTCATTATCTTTTATCTGACCTAAGTAACCTTGGTTAGACTTCATAGTTAAATCTTGACGTATCATATCAGGATTTAATTTAACACCAAAGTCTCTTAGTACTTCAGGTTGATCATACCATTTATCACTAAGCTCTAACTGAATAGCCGGATCTAATGTCCAATCATTTTCCAATTTTATCTACTCCTGCTTGTTTAGTACCTATTTGTCCATTAGGTAACATGAATCTAGTACCAGGTTTTAAAGCTTTCCACTCTTGTTGAGAGTTTACTTGTACTATTTCAGATCCTTTTCCTGTTATAGAAGGGAACTCTTCATTAAGAATTTTTTCTGCTACAGTAGAAGGTTCTACATTATTCATCTTAGCTACAACAGTTATAAAATTATTGATACGTTCTAAATCATTAGCAAATGTCTGAGCTAACATAGAATTATCTGTCATTTTAGATACTAACATACCATCTTTAGTTATACCTACTTTATTAGGAATCTCATCATAAGTATTTAACATATAATAATTAATCCCTGACTTATAAAACTCTAAGTTTTTATTTAAAGATTCTTTATAATCGGAAGGACCATCTAGTAATATGTTAGATACTGGAGACATAGCTAACTGTTCTAGTTCTGTATCTAATTTACTAAAACGAACTTCACTTTTCTTAGAAGAAATCCAATCTTGTTCTTGTTTAAGTACATTATAAACTACAGGATCTATACCAGCAGCTTTAGCTTCTTCTTTAA